AACATACTCGGCACAAACTGGGGACCCGATGCTGACAAGAAACTTCGAAGGAGTACATACGGTGCTATAAACGTTCTTCTCGATTACGATGAACCGATCACACTCAAATCTGATTTGGAAATAGCCATCGAAACACGATGGAATCTACAACCAAAAGTCCTCTCAGATGGAAAGACTGTCTCGTGTGTGATATGTGATTTGGGAGAGGATGTCATGCGTTCTGATCCAGAGACACTCATCGAAGAAGTCATTCGACAATTGAAAGTTCCCAAACCCGTGTCCTCCCGAATCGGATGGGGTGCCGAATGGAAAGAAAACAAGTGGCACTTTTCACAATCATCTGGTGTGTTGAGTCTTCATGGACAACTTCCATTCTTCGGAAGGTGTTCGAAAGTTGCCATGTGTGGTATGATGTCCCCGCGTGAGACACCGTACTCGAGTATCGAGGCGTCTGTCGAAGTGTCTAGAGCCTTGAGTCATATGTGTTTCGGAACGAGAAAACCACTTCGTTCACTTTTGGTTTCACATGTAACCATCTTTATACTCGTGTTACTTATAGTTTTATTGGTAGTGTATCATATATGAAGTTCGTAGCGACTGTTCACGAAACATTCTACGAACACAATTCTAAAAAATATATTCGGTTTGCGATTCCTGAAAAAGTTGCAGATATTATCGGGCGTATGCATGCATCGAAGACGCATCTCATCACCAACGAAATCATAGAAAATCCATTAGATGGTCGAGTTCTTACTGTTAAAGTTCCATTCCGGTACAGGAGAGTGATGTGTGAAGTCAAAGGACGACCCGTGCAGTCTCTTGTAAAGGGGGATGAAGTGGAAATAGTGGTAGATTTTAAAGGTGCTTGGAATGTAGGTAATCACTCAGGCTTTTCCTGGATACTCTCGAGCTCTTCGGTGGGGTCTTCAGTGGACTGATTGGGGTCGTTGGGGAGGTCAATGGTCTTGAGACCACCCTTCTTGAACCCCTGAAACGTAGAAAGCATACCCTGAAGGCGGAATACTTCTTGAGTCAACTGTTCGATGTTCATCTGAAGCTTCTTAATATTCTCTTCAACGTCAACGATAGGCATATTGTACTCATTTAAAGTTTATAATCTTTAAATAAGTATGACGACACTTACCAGGACTGGATATCTCGTTAATGTGGGGCCGATTCAAGAAATTAAAAAGGAACTTACGGTAAGACCAATCGTCAATGGGGACTATGGATTTCCTCCACCGCCTTTCAAGGTTTTCAGACCAACTAAGAATGGAGTGTGTGTTCCCCGATTCTACGGAACTTCTAAACTTGGAGAACCCAAAGAAGATCGACGACCTGAACCGACTCGAATCCGAACAAAGTTTGCGGGAACACTCCGGGACACTACTCATCAAAATGAGGCCCTCGATGCAGCAATTAAAGCAGGTCACGGCGTCCTTTCTTTACCATGTGGCTACGGCAAGACGACGGTTTCCTTGGCCATAGCATGTAAGTTGGGTTACAGAACCATGATTGTCGTACATAAACAATTTTTGGCCGATCAATGGCGTGAACGCATTCAACAATTTTGTCCTGGTGCCACTATTGGCGTTGTTCAACAAGACAAGAAGGAAGTCAATTGTGATTTTGTAATTGCTATGCTTCAATCTCTTTCTCTCAAGGAGTATTCATTTACAGATTTCGAAAGTGTCGGTACGTTGATCGTCGATGAAGCCCATCATATCTGTGCAAAAGTGTTCAGTCAGAGTCTTTTCAAACTATGCCCAAGACATATATACGGTCTTTCTGCAACTCCTGAACGCAAAGATGGGCTCACGAAAGTGCTTCACTGGTTTATGGGTCCGACATTTTTCGCCGTCGAACGAAAAAATCAAGAACAAGTTGAAGTGTTTCCCGTCATATTCGATTCACCAAATTATCGAAATCCACCACCGTCCATGCGAAACGGGAAAATTTCTATGCCCAATATGATTACCGAACTCGTCGAAGATCGTCAACGGAACAAAATGTTGGTGGAACTCGTCAAGAAAGCGTCGGCGGGTACGAGACAACTTTTGGTTCTCAGCGATCGTCGCCAACATTGTGAATTTCTTCATCAATGTTTTCCCAAAACGTCGGGTCTCTACATGGGTGGTATGAAGGAAGCTCAACTTCAAGAATCGTCTAAAAAGAAAATCATCTTCGCGACGTTCAGTCAGGCCCACGAAGGTCTCGACATTCCCACACTGGATACAGTCATCTTAGCTAGTCCCAAGTCTGACATCACACAGAGTATCGGTCGAATCATGAGAGAAACGAAAGGGAAAAAGAATAATCCTCACATCTACGACGTACACGATCCATGGTCAATTTTCACTGCCATGTATTATAAACGAATGAAAGTGTACCGACAGGGTGGATTTAACGTTCGTGGTAAAAATGTAGAAGAAAAACCAGAGTTCCCTCAGGGAAAGTGTCTGTTTTTATAATCTGAACAATTAATAAATGTCTGGTGCATTGATACAACTTGTTTCTAAAGGAGTACAGGATGCGTACATCATAGGCGAGGAAGGGTATTCCTTTTTTAGAACAAAGTTCATGAGACACACAAACTTTTCTCAGGTACCGAAATTTATAAAATCGATGAATGAAAATGATACATCCATAACTATACCGGTTCTGGGAGATATAATCAACGCTGTGTGGTTTCAAGGCTCGACAAGTCTTATGGATATGTTCAATAATTCAACGATTACTTTATACGTTGGTGGACAAAAAATAGATTCACAACACTTTGATTATTATGCAGACATATGGCCAACTTATTTGTCCGATACGTACAGTAAATCTAAAGAACTAAACTCGAACTCGACTAATCCAGTATTTTTACCACTCCAATTTTTCTTCTGTAATCACAAGGCATTTCTACCCCTCGTGGCACTTCAGAAACATCAGATTGAAATAAAAATAGACTTTGATTCTAATGCTTTAAGCGGACTGACAGAAACTCAAAAAAAGTATGAAGTGTATGGCAATTACGTTTTTTTGGATAAAGATGAACGAGAATCTATCGTAAAACGCTCAATGGATTTTGTAATTACACAGGTTCAACGACTCGAGCACCCACTTAATACCGGAGATGGATATAACACCGTAGATATAAGTCAGTTTAATCACCCCATAAAGTCGTTATTCTTTGGTTTTGAGACAAAATCTCAGGTATCCACAGATGATTACTTTACATTCTCTGGGGTTGATCTTCAAATAAATGGTACACCTTTATTTGAAAACATGAAACCTGTATATTTTCATACGGTTCAAAATTACTACAAATCTGAATATGGCGTATCAGGATATGACGTCAATAACAATTTTCTCACGTACACGAGATACTATGCATATCACTTTTGTATGAATGCATCACAATATAGTCCATCTGGATCATGCAATTTCAGTCGTCTAGACAATGCAAAAATGATAATTCGTGGTGCTGATGTTGGAGTTACAAGATTAGGTGATCCTATATACGTATATGCAGTCAACTATAACGTCCTGAGAATCAAAGATGGTTTAGGAGGACTTTTATTCGGAAATTAATTTACTACGAAGGACAACTTCGCGGTAAAACAATCAATTACGCCCTGATGGCGTCGGAAACAGCTAAGGCGACAACTCCGACAATAAAAGCTATCACGATGTAGTTTAATTCGCTTTCTTCAAGACCAGTCTTCTTGACAGTCTTTTTAGTCACAACCGGTTCAGGTTGTTTCTTTGGAGGATCCAATTCCTCCAAAGGATAGTACGCTATCATTTATATAGTACTTAGAGATTAATTTCCTTCTTCGTCTTCTTCTGCCTGGTGCGTTTGGTTTTCGCAGCCGACACCTTAACTTCCTTGACTTCACCACCAGTCGAATCGCCCGAAATCGAAATAATATCAGAAATGTCTTCATCTTCGTCATCATTTACAGGTGAAATCGCGGAAGTGTTCACAGGGGGAGCCGGTGGCATCATGATGCCACCCATAAGGCTCGAGATGTCAATGCCGGGACCCTGCATCTCGTAGTTACCCGTTCCACCGACAGGAGCCTCGGTCGCAGGACCATCAGTCTTACGAGTCGTGTTCTGAACCGCAGACATCATATTCTTCACGAGATCGGGGTTTTGTTTGATAACATCATTCATGTTAGGCATGACCGACTTGAACATACTATTCGTCAAGTGGAACATCATCGCCGAGCCACCGAGCATCATAATCAGTTTCACTTCTGGGGCAACCGAAATCTTCGAACGATACTTAACATAAAGTTCTTCAAAGACACCATCATAGTCGTCAACATTTTCCATCACCGACTCACTCCAACCCTCTAACTGAATCTCAAAAGGATTGTATCGCTTGTTTAAAAACTCCAGGCCAGTCACACACGCCACAAGCATTCGTCTCGAAAATCGAATCGACTGTTCAACGTCAATGCTGTACGTTATCCGTTTCACCTCTGTTCGGAGTTCATCAACGTTTGAGTATGCATTGAGACGCTTGTTCACGGCGAATCCCTTTTTCTCGA